AGCGGGTCTTTAGCGCCCTTGATTAGCAGCGCCCTAGCAATGCCCCAAGACTTAGCCCCACCCCTGCCGCCGTAGCATACTTTGTAGCGTGATGGCTTAAACAAGCCTTGCAGCTTGATCGGAAACTGAGCATTGGCAATAGCAGTGGATACATCACTCATTGGGCTTCACAAATGTCACCTGAATGCCTGTGAGCAATGGCGCACCATCTGCACCTGTGATTTCTTGCTTGGTGCTTTCCCGGTACTTCTTGGGAAACCTAGCAGCCATTGACCGTGACCACAGCGTAGCGTTCAATCGGTCACTTTCTTTGTTCTCGACCATGTAAGAAGATGCTTGTTCTTCCCACCATGCTTGCTCATAAGTCTTAGCGTCATCCAAGGCATGCAAAAATTCTTGGTGTGCATCACGCCATGAGTACATTGTTCTTAATGACACATCCAATATTGCCGCAATTTGTTCAACAGACTTACCAATACGCCCTAGTTCCACGACCTTGGCGCAATAGGCGGGGTCGTACAGGGTTGGGCGACCTACTGGGCGCTTTTCTAGGACGGGGATTGAGTCAGTCATTTCTTTTTAGGCGTGGCTTTTTTGGCCTTTGCAGCTTCATTCTTGACCGAATAGCCAATGGCGACAGCCTGCTTAACAGGCTTGCCAGCTTCTATTTCAGCCTTAATGTTAGCTTTCAGCGCCTTGGGGGTCATTGACTTGATTAGCGGCATCTTTGCTTTCCAATTGGTTTAGCCAATATTGGCAGTCTTGAACCGCCCCGCTAATCATGTGGAGGTTCGACTCCATTTGTTTAGCTTGGGCGGTCAAGACCTCAATGCGGCTTTTCAGGGCTTCTGCGTTCATTAGGATGCTACTAGTGGCAAGCTATACCATTGGGTAGTGCCATAAGCAATAAAAATGCTAGTGGTCTGTGCCGCCATACTGTATGCACCGGTGGTTGCAGTCAAAGCATTGATTGCCGCACCACTGTCAGGATAAACCTTTAATGCCGATGCAGATGAATTCTTAACGTAGATCATTGTGCCATTGACTACATTGGGCAAAATCACACCTTTGGTTGCGTCTGCGGCTGTGACCAAGTTAAAACCTGTGGTCATCGCAGCAGCATCAGCGTTGGTGCTACCAGTTGCGGCAACAGTGCTTGTGCTTATAGCAATACTGGTAAAAGCGCCAGTGTTAGGGGTTGTTGCGCCAATAGGCGAATTATTAATGGGCGAATCAGTTAGTGAACCACCCGTAATGTCTTGATCTTGATAGGCTACGCCAATTGCAATTGAGTTTGACATGATATTTTCCTTTAACAGTTCCAGTTTTTAAGAGATGCCTTGGCTCGCTCTGCTGGGCCTTTGGCGTTTTTTACTACCCCCTCCATCCTAGCGCAAAAACTGGCCTTGCGACCAGCATCTGTTTTGGTTTTTGGGTTGGGTGCAGGCGGCTTTAGATTGCTGTTGTTTTTGGCGTTGTATTCGGCACGGCCCTTGGCAGTCATCCCAGCGCCCTTTTCCACTGGGTTATAGGTTTTACCCTTACCTGTGGTGGTGTGGGCAATGGGCTTATCGTGCTTTTTCATTTTTTGGCAGTCTTGGCAGATTGCTTGAATGCCGCCGCAGTTGGTGCGCCCTTTGCGCCCGGTGTTCTCATGCGTTCAGGCTTCTTACCCGCAGCTTTTTGCGCCTCAATGCGCTCTTGTTTTGCGTGAATGTTTGCGTAGAGTCCAGCTTTTGCCATCATGCCTCCAGTACCGCACAAATGTCGGCTTCTTGAATGATCTGATAGTCCTGCCCATCGATGTGGTGAACAGGCCACTTTAAATAATCACCGTTACCGTACTTAATGAAGTCGCCCACCTGTGTCTGGTCTGCCTTTGGGCCAACCGCCACGACTGTTCCTTCATTGAACGATTCCTTGTTGTTGACATAAATTATGTCGGACAACTTGCGAACATTGGGGCGAACAACTACTCGGTCATGCAGTGGCTTGATCATTCTTTGGCTTTCTTCCGCGTTTTTTAGGTTTGGTAACAGTGTCGGTCATGATGTCGTACACAGGCAAATTCACCATTGTGGGTTCAACTTGCTGCACTGCAACATGCTCCCCACACCAATCATTCATGTGCCTGTTGATTGTTTGCGGGTAACGGCGACAACTGCCCATGATCTGGGCATCCACAAAGAATTTACAGTTGGCGCAGCTTGCCATTACTGGCTACATTTGCGGTCATGCGAGTAGCAAACACCGCTAGAACGCCCACCGTCAAATGCTTTGTCTGCACCTGTCATGTTGGTTTTAGCAGTTGGAATGCCTTTTTTGGCGCTGCCTTGACTACCCGACATGTCAGAAGCGGCTGGGTTGCCCTTCATTGAAGCCTTTGCGCCGTAGCTTTTGGGTTCGTTTTTCATCATATTTGCCATGATTTTTCCTTAGTTAAGAAAACGCAGTTTGTACAAAGTTGAACTGATCAAGTCGGCGATTTCATCCACCAAATTTTGCAGTTCCGTGTCTTGTGGCAGTTCCTCGCGGGATTCTTCCACAAATTCTTTCATGTTTTCCAAGTATTTCACCGGGTCTTTTTCTGCGTGAAACTCATCAGGAAATTTTTTAAGCTGATCATATTTGCCCATGTACGATTCGGCAAATTTGTCAACCAAGTCAACAATTTGGACATAGTATTTCTTCAATGCCTTATGTTTTGCATAGCTGGGCGTAGACCAGTGCATGAAATGCGTCACAGTGCTGCTGTGCAACAAGTGCGCTACAAATTCGGCTACTTCTTCGTTCATGGTGGCACTATATCAAAAAAAGGGGGGTTGCAACACCCCCCGTTAAGACAACTGCGCTTCCATTATAGGCAGCGGAACATCTAAAGGCCAAGCCCCTTGGTCACACAATTTTTCAACCGTAGCAGCGTGGGCCTTGTGCCACTTTTCTTGGCGTTCTTCTTTGGTCAGGTCTTTGCCTTGGTCAATCTCAAAATGGCACTTCAAGCAAAGCGCCGCCACTAGGTTGTCATCAGCCTTGATGCCCCTGCCCTTGCCGCCTCCCCAGTTGCTATGTGCCGCCTGCACCATGCTGCCCGACCCGCAGGCTTGGCAGTCAAGCGCCGCCACTAGCTTTAACAGCTTTTTGCTTCTTATGTATTGGTGTTTTTGAAACAACTATTGTCTCCAGTGTGGTAAATCGGTGCAGATTGCCGCATTCAATTTTGCGGCGGCGGCTGGTGTCTGTAATTATTCGGGTGTCTTTTACTGTTGTCCAAGCCCCGCATTCGGGACATTTCATTGATGCGCCCTATCTTGCAGTCGATTAGTGGCTTCGCGTGTTCGCCAGATTTCAATGTCAAGCCTAGCAGCTTCAATTTCCCATTTAAGGGTTTCTTCTTGCTCAATTGCCACAGCCAAACCGTTCAACAGCTTTTGGTAAACAGGGCTTGCATAGGCTTCACGCTCTTGGGCATTGGCAGCTTCATAGCCCATCTCTAAAGATTCTTTCATCAGCATAGCTTTTTGACTTTTGCGGAATTCTTCAAGGTAAACCCGCTGGGCTTTGGCTTCACCGTAGGCCGAGGCTTTGTTGCGTATGCTTTCGGCGGCTTCTTCAGGCTTCATTTCAACACTCCAATCATGCGTAGGGCGGCTTCAGGGCTGTCAATCCTTGCCAAGGTACTGCCAGACCAATTGTTAAAAAAATCGCCTTGTAGGGCCGTTAAGCGCTTTTTAGCGTCTGTTTTGATCTCAACCAAGAATGTATGGCCCTTGTAACCAACCAAAAGATCAACTGGCAGACTGATGATCCACACATAAGCGCCAGCATTCCTTAAGACTTGGACAATTGCATCTTGGTTTGCGTCAACTCTTTTTGCGTGTCTCATGCTGCCTGTTCATTTCGTTTATCAAGGTATCGGCTGTAGCCTGCCCACGAATCCGCACAATGTCTGCTTTCACTTGATGCCACCAGCTTTGCGCTCTCACTTTGCCCAATTGTTTCACCTTGGCCCGATAGCGCTGATGCCATTCCCGCGCTTCGCATTGGATCATGTAGGTCACCACTGGCGTAAAGGGCGGCGCTGATTTCTTCAAGGGTGTACCTGTGCCCTTCACGGGCTTTGTCCAAAAGTTGGTTTGCTTCAATTCTGTTCATTGCTTTTTGCCTTTTCACTGAATGACCGGCGTAACTCAGCCAACTTTGCCAATGCTTCGCTTTTGATGATTTCATTCCGTGCCGCCTCAAACTGGCTTGGCTGCTTGGTGATCATAGTGTGCAATTTGTCTGGGATTCTTGGCCCACCGTTACAGGTCAAGCGAAAAGCCACCGCTGACGGGATAAAAGCTGGCGGTAGGTGTTCTACGGCGTAGATCAGGCTGGGCTTGTAGGTCAGAAATCGGCCCAACTCTTTTGCCCAAACATTTCGCACAAGACCGGGATCGATGTTTTCCCAGTGTCGGGAGAAAGAAGCCCCGTAAACAGCCCCCATGTAGCCAAAGATGTAGTCCAAGCCCTCTTCTATCGTGCAAAAGTCAGTTTCCAAGTAGTTTGACATTGTTGCCACCTCCAACTAGACCACGGGTTAACCCGGACATCACGGTTTGATTCGTTTGGCCTGTTTTGCTGAGACTTTTGCTTGCCAGCCAATCTGCCTTAAAACCCGTCCAGCCGCGCTCACAGCATGTTTCCAAGGCGGTCTGTAGGCTTACCCCTGCCTTCTTCGCTTCGCGCTCTATTCCGTTGATAGCGGTCTGGGTGACGGCTGCTCGTTTTTCTTTTCGCAGCTTTATCCAATCTTGCCAAACACTATCCGTCACGCCGATAGGCGGGGCGACTGTATTCTTTATTGGTTTATGGTTATTGGTTCTTGGTTCTTGGTTAGCATCAATAACAGGTGCGTCCGCATTGCGTTCGGTATGCGTTCGCACTGAAGCCGCATTACTCCACCTTGCGTTCGCACTGTTTACTGCCTTTCCCTTCTTCTCATGGTAGTCAGCTATCTCTTTGTCGCACCGATTGTGCCGCCATCCATCGTTCTGTAAAACAAAGAAATGGCGCAAGATCAAATGCACGGTTTTTTCATCCGAACGCATTGCAAACGCAATGCTTTCGCAATCGTCAATCAGTGGCTTTTCGTCTAGGTAGTATTTCCAAAGCATCCTCAAATAGATGCCCATCTGGTCATTGCTGAGATGCCCAGTGTCTTTTAAAAAGTCACCAATGTGGTGTCTGTAATAGTGCATTGTTTTACCTTTTTCGCGCACCTTTGAAAGAAACGAACGGCAGGGGAAGGTGTAACCCTTTTCGGCTGGGAGATCAGGCCCAGCCTAGCCGTGTTTCAAAAAAATTCTACACTAAAAATTAAAAGGTGGGGGTACTCGCTGCGTCTGGGTTGACCCTTGAAATCAGGCGGCAACTATGACCGCAACGCCAGCATCCGCTTTCCCCCCTGTAAATTTATTTACCAAACCAATCAGGGCGCATGGCTTTCAACTGCCACACCCGTGCCTGTGGGATCGTCACACCCCACTGGCTGATGGCGGCACGGCTGATCCCTAGCATCTCTGCTAATTTCTTTGCCGACCCCGCCAAATTTATTGCTTGCTCTTTTTCCATCCTCGCATAGTAAGCCAACTTACTCCAGCTTGTCAATACCCGACAAAGTTAAGGGGGCTTTACAAACAACAGTTGACAAGGCCATTAAGCTGGCTTATTATTCATTCATTCCCCAGCACAACGCATAGGGTCTTTTAGGAGATAGCATGAACATTCATTTTGACGAAATCATTGACGGGTTTTACTTCACCGGCATGGCTGAATTCGAACCCGCTGAACCAGCCACAGAGATTGACCCTGCATGGCCTGCCATCGTCACGGTCTACTCACTGCACATTGATGGCTCACAAAAAGACTGCCTCGAAATCATCAACCCCGCGATTGTCCAACGCATCGAGAAAATGATTGCGGAGGATGTATGACAGACCAACGCAATAGCCCCAACAAAGGATCAATCATGTTTGAAATAGAAAAGTACAGCAAGCCCACTGATTGGGCGCAAGTCGCCCTGTGGATCGTGTCCATCACAGCAATCGTAGTGGTTGCCCTTGATGTTTTTATCTGGAGGCCATAGCCCCATGAAATACGCTTTTTTAACCCACATTACCCACCAAGGAAAACCATGAAAAACATTGCAACCGCACTT